CGTCACCGCCGGACGAACCTACCGCGTATCCGGGTTTGGTCTGCGCGGCACAACATCACGAACCGACCTACGCGCACAAATCATCATCCGATGGTTCGACGGCGACGAAAGCCTAATCTCACAAGCAACAGGCCCCAACATTGCCTTGACAACAGCAAACACTTGGTATGACGTGCAACACTACGCAACCGCCCCGGCAAACACTCAACGCGCAACATTCCTCATCAGCTTCAACCGTTCGGGCGGTGGAAACATTAGTGCCGGCGATCTCTACTACGTCGACGCATTCTCAATGCACCGCACAACAGCAACCAACACATTCGGTTACGCATACTTTGACGGCGACTCCGTAAAAACAGGAAACGACATCACAATCTGGACAGGCGAGGTCGGGCTGTCACCATCGCTGTTGCTGACAAACAATCTGCGCAGCCGAGCAGAAGCACTAGTCGCCGCATACTCGACGACCAGCATTGGTGCGACACGCATTCGATGGAACGCACAAGAGGACCTGACGGCCGTGTCGTCCATCAGCGTAGGCAAAACCATCAGCATAGTTTACAAGGGCACAACAACTACATACCGGGTGATTGGGATTGACGGCAACGTCAGCCCCGATCGCTACATGATTGATTACTACGTCGTAAGGACATAAACATGAAAGACATAATCAAACGCATCCTGCGCATCGCATCGTTCGCTCTCGGGGCTGGAATTGCCGGGTTGGGTGCAGGTTCCGCCATCGGCCTCACAGTCGCCCAGAGTGCCCTTATGGGGTCGCTGACGGGTGTTCTAGGCATCTTTGGTGCGCTGGCATTCATCTACGCTGGCAAAGGCACAGTCAACGACACCGATTTTGATTCCACAATCAACTCGGCAATCGAAACGGCCCGTGCAAAAGACGGTGGAAAGAATGCCAAGTGACGGAGTTGTCGTAACACTCGAACGGATCTACGACAAACTTATTGAACTTGAGCTGCGGATGGGCGACCACCCGAAACAACTTGACGATCACGAAATCCGTATTCGCAATCTTGAGATGAAAGTGTGGGGGTTTGCCGGGGTATCCGGCATCGCCGCCGTACTTATTTCACTAATCATCACAAACACCGGAGGATAACAATGGATGTTGATTACATCAGACCGTGCAAGACACGCGAAGTTCGTGACAACTTTGACGACCATGTGAAGCGTGGCTCGAAAATGCCCGGACTCGATTACGCCTGCAACACGGGTGACAAAGTGTTTGCCACCGCCAAAGGAATGGTTGTGGCTTGCTCAAACAACCCAGATCAGGTGTTGGGCAAGAACATTGCCATTCGTCACCCGGACGGCAAACACTCGTACTACCTGCACCTGTCCAAACCGATGGTGTCGAACGGGCAACGGGTCAAGGCTGGGGACGTTATCGGGTTGTCGGGTAACACGGGCACGACCAGCACCGGGCCACACCTGCACTTCGCAATCAAGAATGCGCGGGGCGTGTTCATCGATCCAAAGAAACTCCTGCGCAAAGAAATTGCGGAGAAACGTGCGGAGGCCGCGGCGGTTGTTCCCCCGGTCGAGGTTGTTGCCGAGGTTGTCCCCGAATAGGTTCTTATCCTTTCTCCCTATTCGGGTGGGGCGGTCGACATTAGGGGTCGGCCGCCCCTGTTTTGTCGTTATCAAACTGTTACCTAAATTAGTTGCGGTTAGTGTCGCGGATAGTGTCGCGGGTATGTTACAGTCGATACATCAAGCAAGTCCACCTCTAGCCAAAGGAACACCATGAACACAATCATCAGCATCACCGCCACCAACTACTGCGCAGGATGCGACCTGCACTCGACCTCGCACATCTGCACCAACTGCAACGACTACACCCTGACCACGCGCGAGGCCCTTGACAACGCACTCTGCACCTGCGACGTTTGCGACCTCTACTAAGCACCCACCTGATGCCCGGTACCAACACGGTGCCGGGCATCACTTACGAAAGGCACACCATGAACTGGGAAAACAACACCTACGTCTACATCTTGATTTTTGTTGTCGGATGCGTTGCCATTATCGGCGGCCACTACCTATGACACCCTGCACCACCTGTGGCATCACCAACCACTACGACGAACGACACCCACACCCCGACATAGTCCGGTTAGAACTTTCGGCCATGATCTACGAACGCCACGAAGCAGAACGACACGCCAAAGCACAATTCCGCAGCGAGCTGCGTCGTAGCCTCATGTCAGACTATTTACATGACTACAAAAATAGAAAGAATGGTCGCCCGGTCACTAACTGACGAATGGTACAAGGCACGTCAGTACGGTGTATCCGCCACGACCGTGGCAAAGGCGGCGTCAGGCCCTGGCGGTTTCGATGCCGAACTCAAACGCGCCCTCAACCCAGAGGATTATGTCGTCGAAGATAACGCCTACATGAGGTTCGGGCGTGACTACGAGGAATGGATTGTCGACAACCTGCCACAGGAATACGGCATCAAGCACAACGACTGGCTGATATGCGGTATGGGTGCAGACCGATGGCATCTCGCAACACCGGACGGCCTCAACGCCGACTGGTCTGTGATCGCGGAAGTAAAGACCACAGGTAAGGACTGGGAGGACGGCAAACCGCCAATTCAGTACCGCAGGCAAGTCCAATGGCAGTTGCACGTCACCGGGGCAGAACGCTGCGTGTTTGCGTGGCTGTTGCGAACCGAGTCCGAGTTTGGTGACTTTACCCCGGCATGGATGGAACCCAAACACATTGTCATTGAACGCGACGAGGCCATGATTGCCGACCTCAAAGAAGTTGCAAACAGGTTCATCACCGATTACAACAACTACATCGAAATGAGGGAACTCAATGGCTCGCTTTGACCTCGCATCCTATGAAACGGTTGCTCAACGAATAATCCGCTTTTACGGCGATCATGAGAATGGCGCAATCATCACAAAGTATCTGACCACCGATGCAGACCGCGACCGCAAGCAATGGGTCGTCTACGCCGAAGTGTGGTTTGACAAGAACAATGACGTGCGACCGACTGGCACGGGGCTGGCGTTTGAGATTGACGGAACAGCCGGGGCAAACGTCACAAGTGCGCTGGAGAACTGTGAGTCTTCGGCTGTGGGCCGCGCACTCGCCCAGGCGAACTATGGTGGCGATAAGCGCGTGACACGGGAGGAAATGGCAAAAGTAAATCGGGGCACACCAAACGCCGCGCAAATTACGACAATTGACATACAAAACACCGCAACACTCAAAGACCTAGAGGAACTATGGTCACGCGCCGTCGACTCCGGCGACTCCACAAAACTAATCGCGCTGTTCACAGAACGAAAGCAACAACTCAATGTTGCGAATAAGGATTGACGGTCGGGCCGTCCCCAAAGGACGACCACGCATGACCAAAATGGGTGGGGTCTACACACCCAAAACAACAGTCGATTTTGAGAAACAAATCGCAGCTGCGTGGAACACCCAAATCGGCATGATATCCATGACCGGAGAACTGCGGGTCGTAATCCACGTTTACACCGATCGTGGCGCAAAACAGGACGTGGACAACCTTGCCAAATCTGTGTTGGACGGCCTGCAACGCGGTGGTGCGTTCGCCGTCGGCGACGAACAGGTCAGAACATTAGTCATTACGAAACACCCAGCGAAAACGGATTTATGCACGATGGTGACTGTTGCACACTATGATGACTAGCATTCACTAGCCTGAACCCTAAAATTCCCCCCGGACGTGGCTAGACGTTCGGGGGGTTCCCTATTGGAGGATCCATGGACGAGAAAGAACATCAACATCATTGGCTGCGCGTTGGACGTTGTGGCCCGTCACATTGTGTCATTTGCGGTAAACCGCAATGAGCAACGGTAAGCCCTGTGAGGCCCACAACATTCCTAGAGATATCTGTGCCCGATGTGTGGGCGCAGCCGAGGAACGCGAACGCCTACTCGCCGACCCGGAACTGTATAGGCAACTTCGGGAACGTTGGTTGGTTAGCAGATTGATGAAGCCAGAATGAGTTTCAAACTGGTCAAAAGTGTCATCTCATCAGAACGAGTCGACGGCATGCACAAACTCGTACTCATCATCCTCGCCGACTATGTCAACGACAGTCGCGGCAACGCCGCATGGCCCTCCGTCACAACCGTCGCGATCAAAGCAGGCGCATCCATCCGGCACACCCGTCGAATCATCCGCGAACTCGAGGCGCAGGGCGTGTTGAAAACGGTTCGCCAGGCAGGTCTAAAAGGGACAAATAAGTACGTTATTGACCTGTCAGGGGCGGACACCCATGTCCTCCCCGGGGCGGACATTTACGACACCAAGGGCGGACATTTGAGACACTTAGGGGCGGACACCCATGTCCGCCGAATAGATAAGGAACATATAAGAACAGATACGTTCGACCGCGCCGCGCCCTCCGGGCTGGCGGCGGCGGTCTCACTAGAAAAATCAACAGAGGAAAACGGCGACGTCGTTCGGGCTGTCGCCCACGACGCGCCCAGATGCACACAACACACCGAAACGATAATCAGTTGCGCAACCTGCTACACTTGGCAACATGAGCAATGGAGAAAGGAACCACTCTCATGACCACACCACCCACTAAAGTGATCGGGGCAATGAAACACCTACTCCTCGAATTACAAAAGGTCAACGTCATCAACGACATCGACCGAGAACACCTGCTCGACCGATACATCCGTGGCCGCATCGAATCATTCGGCCACCTGGCGGAATACATGAAAGCCATGTACCCGTTGGACAATCACAACTACATCCAGATAATCCGTTACGGCAACCATTACGGAGAACTCAACTGGCTCGAAAATTCGCGCGGTGAAAAGTATCTGACTGACCCAGACAAGCCGGTGAAATAATGACCGAAAAAGAAATAATCAACATTATTCTCGATCACATTATGGACATCACCAAGATGCTTGACGAAGCACCACCCGAAATGGTTGGCAGAACTCGGGCATATTATTCAATCGACGCACATTGCATGGTCCTCCGCACAATCAACGAAAAAAGAAAAGGAAACTAACAAGATGGCAACAGTAAAAGTCACAGGCCTCGTCGAAAAACCACTCGGCGACAAAGGCTTCATACTCCTCGAAACAATCAAACTCAACGACGGCCGCAGCTTCGACAAGAAATGGAAAGTCTGGATCACACCAATCCCAGCATTCTCCGCAACCGTCGAGGCCGTCGGCGAACTC